TGTTTGCGAGCCTGCCAACACGCGTCCGTTTGTTACGTTGGCGATGTCGAAAATGAGACTACTGCCGCCGAAATGGCTGCTGAAAAACACTCGGCCGTTCGCTTGTGCATCTGAGCCGAAGATAAAAGTCCCCGATTGGATAAGTGACGGCATGTAGCACGCCATGACGATCACGGACGTTGGGCTCGTCGTCGGCGTCAGAAAATAGTCGGCGATTGTCGCGGACGATGTGATACTGTCTGTTGCATCGAACAGCAGTGTCGGCCTGCCGTTGAACCCGGTCGCCTGATACGTCGGCTGGTTGTTGGCAGTCGCCTGTGTGGCGTGGAATCCGTTCCCAGACAGGTCGTTGACCTGCGAGACGGTCGAGCCATTAAACGTCATGGAAGACGTGTTGGCGGCGTTGAGCCAGAGCTTCAGCCCTGGAATGGTCCGCGGGTCGAACTGCCTCGAACGAAAGGCCAGACGCTGCCAGCGGCTCACAGAATCCTCCAGCGCGAGATCGCCGACGAGTAGGTGAGCAAGGCCGAGCCGCCGTCAGCCGGCAGAATGAAATCGCCGCCGGTCGAGTTGCGGAACCTGTTGGCCGCCGTGCTCGATGCCGACTCGTGCTTGAGCGTGATAGACGAGCCGCCCGAGGCGTTCGTGTTGATGATCAGCCGCATCGCCCCGTCGACGCTTGGGGCGACCAGGCCTGTGATGTCGATCGCGGTCGAGCTCGACAGCCGGATGATGTCGCACACCCCAGGGGCGTAGTCGTTTTGGCTGGCCGAAAGGCTGGACGGCGTGACGATCACCGGCGCGATCGCGTCGGATCCGCCGGTCTGGTGGGTGGACGCATGGCTGGTCGGCGTGCGGGCATTGAACAGCCGCGAATCGCCCGTGAGCACGACGTTCGCCGTCAGCCGCGCGTCGGCGAGCGTGCCGCTGGTCAGAAGGCTCGCATTGGTCGTCGGAGGAGCCGCCGCCACGACGGCCGTCGCGAAGTCGGAGATCGTGGAGGCTGTCTGCGTCCCGGTATGCGTGGCCCGGTCCCGCAGTTGCGCGTCGGTGGCGTTCGCCGTGGCACCGCTCGCGATGCCGTCGAGCTTCGTCTTCGCGGCCGATGCCGCCCACCACGCCGCGACCGCCTGGAACACCCGCAGCGGTGAGAACGCGAGCCGGCTGGTCGATGTGCCGGCCTCGGCCTCGGCCTGGGTGACAGTGGCCGCCGACCACTCGCGGGCGTCGAAGAGGCGGGCGTCGGAGGTGCCGACCTTGCCGTCGAGAGCCGCCTGGGTGGCGGTCGAGACGGGCTTCGCCGCGTCGGCCGTGTTGTCCACGTTTCCGAGGCCCACCATGGCCTTCGTGATGCCGCCCACCGTGCCCGTGAACGTCGGCGATGCAAGGGGGGCCTTGGCCGCGAGGGCGGTCGTGACGGTCGAGGCGAAGTTCGCATCGTCCCCGAGGGCGGCCGCCAGTTCGTTGAGCGTGTCGAGCGTGCCCGGAGCCGCGTCCACAACCGCCGCCACAGCCGCCGTGACGTCCGCCGGCGTCGCCTTGGCGTCGAGGGCCGCCTGGAGGCCGGTGACCTGCCCGACGGTCAGCGTCACCGGGTCGGACCCGCCGGCGGCGTGGCTCGCGGCGTGCGCCGACGGCGGGAATGCGGCCGGCTTGTCGGCAACGTCTGCCCACGTTGGCGACATGGTGACGTGGACCTCGATTTGCGGCTCAACGCAAACCACCTCGACGGAAATGTCCTCGACCTCAAAGGACACGGCCACGTTTTCGCAGTTGCTCATGTCAGCGCCTCGCAGCCACGACGCGGCCCGCCATGACCGTCCGGGTGTGTCCGGCCGGCGTGACCCAGTCCATCGCCCACCGATAGGTCACCGGCGGCACCAGCAACGCGGTCTGCTGCTCGGTCAGCACCAGGTCGACCCGGGTAGACGTCTGGCCGTTGACGGTTTCCACGGTCTTCGTGACCGCGAAGGTGCAGACCGTCAGGCCCGTTTCGGCACAGATGACGGATGCGGAGAGCGTGTAGCCGGTCAAATCGCGGTTGAAGCGACACAGGACCGGCAGACGGTTGCCCTGGACGAACTCCAGTGGCACTACGCCCGGGTTTTGCCGGTACGTTTTCTTGTCGCAGGATGCGCTCGGCACGGTCGTCCTCCAACGGATTCGATGGTTGACGGGGCGCCGCGCCGGGCTTGGGCTTGCGCGGCGCCCCGTCACGAAACGTCACGCGACCGATCAGGCTGCGTTGAGTCGGACACGAGCCTTCAGCTGTCCCGACACCTTCGCGGCCGCGGCGCGGCCGATGTAGACGTCGGTGTTGGTCGTGGTCACCTTCGCCGTGCCGGCGTTGTAGTAGAGCTTCGCACCCTGCGAGAACGTCGTGCCGCTCGCGCAGTCGATGTCGTAGACCCCCTGCACATGAAGCGTTCCCGGCACGTTGGCGGGGATCGCGACCTTGGTGATGCCCACATGATCCGTGGACAGGATGACCACCGCGCCGGCGACCGTGTCGCTGCCCGGCGTGTAGTCGATGGTGTCCGGTCCGGAAACGTAGTCGGCGACTGCCATATCTGCTCTCTCTTTCTTGGGTCAGGTTGTTGGGTTTGAGGTTGTCGTCTCGATCAGACGAGCGAAGGGGCGGCTCAGGCCGCACCCTTGCTCTTCACGCCGGCCCGGTATTCGGCGAGCGCGACGCCGAAGTCCCAGAACACCCGCCACGACACGCCGAGGACTTCGGGGTTCGTGTCCATGCCGAAGAACTCGACCGTCGGCGTCTGGAGGCCGTTGAGGTAGGCGATCTCCAGGGCCGCGAGATCGGCCGGGTTGCCGAGCAGATACCAGGCCGTCGAGCTCGCACCGGTGAGGGTGGAGTTCGAGAGCCACGGCGAGACGAGCGGCTGGAAAGCGCCCTGCCAGATGTTGGCCGACGGCGTCTTGGCCGAAGTCGGCCCGACGACGTACTGGCTGTTCATCAGCTCCTTCGCCGTCTGCTCCAGGGCCGACGGCACGAGCAGGATGGTGGGATCCACCATCACCGGCAGACCGTCCGGGCCGACCTGGTCGCGGAACATCTGCACCGCGGTGGCGAGGCTGGAGGACTGGAGGTTGGTGGCCGCACCCTCGAAGTAGTTGCCGCGGGCCGAGGTGAAGAACGACGCACCGTTGCCCGTCGCGTTGAGTGCGGCGAACAGCGTCTTCTCACGGCTGTGGACCGCCTTGCGGCCGAGCGCCTTCGCGTTGTCGGCGAAAGCGTTCAGGTCGTCATTGATGAGGTCGGCCCGTGTGATCGAGAGAACCGCGCCGCGGGTCTGCACCTGGCGCGTCCGGCTCTCCTCGCTCATGCGGAGGTGCTTGAGCTCGCCGTCCTTGCTCACCAGTTGCAGCTCACCGTTCAGCGCGAGGCTGTAGACGGTGTTGGGCTGGAAGTTGGTGTGGCTGCGGGTCGCCGTGATCTGCTCGGCCACGGACGGAGCCATGGCGAACGCGTCCTGGAGGGCCTTGTTGGCCACGTTGCCCACGATGCCCGAGAGTTCGCTCGTGGAGAACGCCGCCTGGATCCACTCCTGGGTGCCCGGGTCGGCGTCGATCGCCTTGCCGCTGGACGCGGCGATCTGCTCCGCGTGCCACCGGAGGCCACGCCGGCGGAACTTGCTGGCACGGTCGAGCGTCTCATCGTTGTAGGACTTCTCGACGTTGATGCCGGCGGCCATACACAGGCTCGCCTCGATGACCTTCGTGTTCACGGTTCCGGACTCCTTCGTGTGGATGGCCGGCAGCCGGGGCCGCGACGAGCGGAGCACCTCGAGCTCGGCACGGGTCGTATCCCAGCCCTCGGAGATCGCCTTCGCGGCGATGTCGCCGTGGCGGTCACCGCAGATGGCGCGGATCGAGTTGACGCGGGTCGTCTCGGCGGCGAGCTCGGCCCGGATCTGGGCGACGGCCGACGCGGCGATGGTGCCCATCGCGGAAGCCGCGACGGTCTTGGGCTCGTCGCCGGCGGCCGGGGCGGCCGGGGCGGCGGCGTCGGCGCTCTCCGTCGCCTCGTCGTAGGCGACCTGGAGCACGGCGACTTGTTCGGGAGTGAGGTCCGCGTAAACGAACCCGAGCGACTCGACCCACTTCTGGAAATCCATGGAACCCTCCTGGTTGGCGGCAGCGGCCGCAGCGATAGAGACACTGGTCGTTGCGTCCGCCCCGTTGGGCAGAATCGCGATATGACGGAGACGGGTCCGGCGGAAGAGCAGGAACCCAGCGGGGCCGGCGGTGATCGTCCGGCCGTTGACGTCGATGGACTGCCCGGCCCTGATCTTCACAGGCGGGTCGATGGGCTCGGCGCCGATCGACGCCTGTAGCGGCACGTTGTCGCGGGCGAGCTCGATCGCCGTCGCGGCAATCGGATTCGTGCGGGAGATCGTCCCGGTCGCCATGAGCCGCCGGCCGTCGACGGCCTGGACCGTGGCAGAGCCGAGCGTCGAGGACAGCGTGTTGTCGTGGCCCGAGAGCAGCACGACTCGGCCGTCGGCCTCGATGCCGTTCACGTCGCAGACGAGCGGACCGATGCCCGAAACGGACATCACGCCGCCACCGTACGCCTCGATCGTCACAACTGCCGGTGCTGCTGGATCGGAGGCCGCGGCCTCGATCTGCACGGCGGCGGCGGCGTTGAGCTCGAACGGCTTGACGGCGGACGCCAGGAGCATCCGGTCGCGGCGGCGGCGGGCGCGTCGGTCCATCATCGTCCTCCTGCGGCCGGGAGAGCCGCTTGATCTGCGATGTCGGACAGGGCCGAGGCTTGCGATGCGGCGGTCGTCACCGCGGTGCCGTCGGGGAGCGACAGCCCGAGCTCACCCAGCAGGGCACGCTCGCGGGCGATCTGGCGGACGCCCTGCTCCCAGTCCTTGCCGCGGTTTGCCCACTCCTCGGAGAGCGAGGTTGTGAGGTTGGCGAGGCGGGTGGCCTGGGCGTTCGCTTCCTTGTTCGGGTCGACATGCTCGCGACCTTCCCAAATCCACTGGTGCCGCGACTCGGCCAGCGGGGGAAACCCGTCGGGGATGACGCCCGGCTCCCGGGCGGCTTCGTCGAGCCACGCGGCGAAGATGCGGTCGATTACCTCTTCCTCGACCTCGGAGTGGTCGACGTGCTGCGACCGGCCGAACATCTGGTTGTCGAGCCGGCCGCTCGCGTAGTTGTAAGACGAGGAGTTGCCGCGGGCGATGTTGCTTGGCACGTTCTCGCACCGCGCCGCCTCGTCGATGAGCTCAGCCTTGAACTCGCTGTACGTGGTGGTCGGCTGCTCGGCCTTCAGCTGCTCCAGGCGGTAGCCGCCGGGGAGCGTCGTGAACATGTTCCGCTCGAACTCGACGGCCTCGAATGCCTCGCCTTCGACGCTGTCCTCGTCGTTCGGGGCGCCGTCGGTGTAGAGCACGCCGGCCTGCATGGCCGCGGCTTCAGCTGCCCCGAGGACCGCGAGCGTGTACCGCCGCAGCTTGGAGAACAGCGGT